TAGACAGGCACCATACTTCCTTAGGATAGTAAAGAACGACCACGTAAAAAATTTCATAGAAGAGCGTCCAGATGATAGGTTCAAGGCGACTTTTCCTTTCGAAGTGAAACCATACCATAAGAATGGAAGCAAGATATTAGTGTGTCCTCCAACAAACAGCATAAGCACTTTCTTCAAATGCGAAAACTGGTTGGACAAAACAATAAATGAATTAAAGCAAAACACAGACAGAGAAATTTTAGTGAGGGAAAAACCTTACAATCCTGAAGCACAATTAGGCTCTGATGGCATAATACACACAGGAGAAAACAGCACCAAAGTACCAAAACAACCAATCGCGTGGGACGAGATCCACGCAGTGGTTACTAACAACAGTTCAATCACAATAAAGGCACTGGCAAACGGTGTGCCGGTGTTCACCGACAGCAATAATTGTGCTTTTCCCATTGCAGGAAAAAGTCTAGCACGAATCGAGCAACCGGTGTATGAGGATCCTAGACCTTTGTTTCATAGTCTCGCATATGGACAATTTACAGCAAAAGAAATGCAAAATGGATACGCCTGGGAGATACTAAATGGACGTTGAAATATTTAGAAGGACAGTAAAGGACCGTAAGCGAGGTGCCAGTTGGCAACTTCTACAGCACATGGCTGACGGCATTAGGGCCTGCGGCGACAATCCCATAATAGTTAATGAGCACAAGGAAGGGCCATGGGACGATAACGAGATGGAACCCACAGCACCGATAGGTTGTATGTTTGGCTACGGTGGTAAGAACCAACCACACCATACCAAGGGGCGTAGGAGGGACCTAGTGGAACGTGCTAAGAAAAAGGGCATTTACATAATCACATTTGACGGTGGCATACTTTCTAGTTTTGGCAACACTGTCACACACCCCCAACATCACTGGCGTGTCAGTTTATATTCGCCCATGAACAACGGCGACTTTTTGAATGACAACTCACCAAGCGATAGGTGGAAGATGATGAAAAAGTTGTGGAATGTCAAAAACGAACCATGGCGTAAGTCAAACCAAGATGACCCTATACTGTTTGTCCTACAGCCAAAGGACAACTGGAGCATGGACGAACTTGACCCGATAGATTGGTTCATGGGTGTTTACGACAAACTGAGACCAATCACAGAAAGAAAATTTTTAATACGTCCACACCCAAATCACATGGCACAAATGATTAATCGTAAAAATGAATTCCCAGAAGACTGCACACTCATAGAAGGACAAGCACACTTCAAAGGAGACGAAAAAAAATATTACAGATTCAACTTCCAGGAGGCAATCGCCAACTGTCACGCTGTTGTCACTCACAACTCGACCGCCAGCATAGATTCTTGTGTGAGAGGTATACCGACTTTTGTAACTAGTGACCTCGCCATTTGTTATCCCGTGGCAAATAAGGATCTTAACAACATTGAAACACCATTGTATCCCGACAGGCAACAGTGGTTGAACAACATTGGATACATGCAGTGGACAACTGATGAGATACGTTCTGGACTGGTATTCAAAAGATTCAAAGAAAGGTTAGGGTTTGATGCATAGGCGGATAGGAGTACTGAAAAATCAGTATGTCAACATTCCTAATTTGATTTTAAGTTTTCCCCGTTGTGGGAGGACTTGGATGAAACACCTGTTCGGACACTATATTGCAAAAAAATACAACGTTGAGTTCAGTAAATGGGTTGACCGTCCTAGGCCGGGCATTCCAAGAATACTTTTCAGACACGACTGGATGAGTGCCACGGGACATATCCCATGGGAAGAATATTTCCAAATACAAGACAAACGAAAATTTATTTTTTTAGATGAGATGCAGGAACAGAATATAATCTACCTTTTTAGAAATCCACTGGATGTTTTGTTCAGTTACTGGCCCTACCTAAAGAGTGTGCCTTATAAAAACTTTACACCTCCACAGCACAAGGACATAATTGATTTTGCACATGACAAGCAGTGGGGGTTTGATATAATTATAAACTTTATGAATGCACAACTAGATCATTATGACCAGCACAAAGGTAAAAAACTGAAAGTTCGTTATGAAGATCTTAAGAAAGATGACGAGCAATGGCGGAATATGATAGACTTGATATTCAGTTCATATGCCTATGCCTGGGATAAAGAAGCATTCGAATATGCTAAAACCCAGACAACGTTTACAAAAATGCAAGAAAAAAATAAAACAGATGTTCCAGACGAACTTAAATTTTACAGACGCGGGGGATCAAATTATATAAATGAATTACCAAACGAACAGCAGGAGATCTTACAAAACTGGCCGGGATACAAAGATTTAAATAGGAGAATAAATGAAGATTAAAGTTGTCACATCATACAAACCAGGTACCTGGGAACAGTACGGAAAGAAGGGCATCGAGTCAATGGCCGAGCAGTTTCCGCCAGAAGTGGATATAGTTGTCTACGCCGAAGAACCAAAGCCTGATTGTAAGTATGAAAGATTGCAATGGGTTGACCTCAACACAGCCGAACCAGAACTCTTTAAATTCAAGAACAAGCATAAAGACGATCCCGTGGCCAACGGTGAACTGCAAGAAATACCAGGCGGGGTGAGGAGACCTGAAGAACTACAGGCCAAAGGCGGTAAGGACAAGAACAAAGGTTCATATCTCTGGGCCGCTGTGAGATTTGCAAACAAAGTTTTTTGTGTCGTGAACGCTGTGCGTAATTCTAAAGATTATGATTATGTAGTTTGGATAGACGGAGACACTTTTACATTCCGTCCAGTGCCAATAAACTTTTTTGAAAGTTTGCTACCTAAAAATACCATGCTTACCTACCTCGGTAGAGAAAATCCAAATCTCAACGATGGCGGAAAATACCCCGAATGTGGTTTTGTGGGATACAATATGAAACACCCCGAAATACAAAACTTCATTAATGATTGGGAAAAACTTTATATCACTGACGAGATTTTCAAATTGTTAGAATGGCATGACAGTTATGTTTTTTGGTACCTTTCAAAAATCTACAGAAAAGAAAAACAAATTACAGTCAATGACATAGGATACTGGAAGGGTGTTAAAGGACACCATGTGTTCGTTAACAGTGAACTAGGATTGTATATGGATCACTTGAAAGGTAAACGTAAAAATCTAGGCACATCTGCAAAAAATGACCTAAGGCGAAATCCAAATGCTCCGGTCGACATATTCAACGTTGACTACTGGAAGAAAGTACCACCGGCACTGAAATGAGAATAGAAATTTGGACAGAGTATGGACCATTGAACTCTAAACCTATTTTTGAGGCTTTCATAAAAAGTTTGCACGATGCCGGTGATAAAGTTTACCTAAACAAACGTGCCAACGCTGACGTGGCAGTGATATGGAGTGTGCTTTGGCGAGGCAGGATGGAACAGTACCGTAGGATATGGAACGAGTACCGCAGTCAAAACAAACCTGTTGTAGTGATCGAGGTTGGAGGTCTTAGACGTAATGAAAGTTTTAAAATAGGCATCAACGGAATAAACAGAGATGCCGATTTTGCCAATCAAGATTTTGACGACAAACGCTGGCCGTTGTTTAAACATGAACTCAGACCCTGGAATCCTACAGGAGATATTATTGTGATATGCGGTCAACATGAAGCATCAGAACAATGGAAGGATATGCCAAGGATGGACACCTGGATTGCCCAGCAAATCACGGAAATAAGAAAATACACAACTAGACCAATTCTAGTACGACCACACCCTAGAAATCAAATAGGATTTAATTCTAACGATTTCAAGAACGTCAAGGTGCGTTTACCAAAAAGAGATTACCGCACCTATGACGACACAGATTTTAAACAAACTCTCGAGAGAACGTGGGCGGTTGTAAATCACAGTTCCAACCCTGCAATAGAAGCCGTGATCAAAGGAATTCCGGTTTTCGTGTCTCAGTCGAGTTTGTGCCACGATGTTGGTAACACCAAACTTTTAGATATCAACACTCCAGCAATGCCAAACAGGATCACGTGGGCGAACAAACTGTCATACACGGAATGGTTCAAAAAAGAAATAGAAGAAGGCCTTCCATGGCGTAGGATCAAAAAGAGACTAGAGGAGAAATACATCAAATGAGAATCAACCTAAATCAGCGAAATGTCATAGAACCTATAGAATGGCAACCCTACACAGGCGAAACTATCACTGTGAGAACAATATTGAGAAAAGGACAAAAGATAATAGAGACAGCGTTCTACGAGGACAAGGTCAAGGCCACCCCAAAGGGCAATGCTTACTGTATAGGTAATGGTCCTTCGAGAAAGGAATTTGATCTAAATCTGTTGAAGTCGACAGGACAGACATACGGATGTAATGCTCTGTATCGAGACTTCATGCCTGATTTCATATTTTCCGTTGATACTAAAATGACAATGCAGATGGTCGAGGACGAAGTAGGACTTAAGACTGTCCACTACGCACCTGCTTTAGAAGTAAACCGGAAACAAACAAAAGGCATGTTACATCTTATTCCTAACAATCCACACTGGATATCAGGCAATCAGGCATTCTGGACCGCGGGTGTGCATGGACACAAGAACATCTACCTGATAGGATATGACTTCAGAGAGTATGGAAAGGACCAATTGAACAACATATACCAAGACACAACCTGTTACGGTGAAAGGCACAGTGATTCTATATTTGAAGGTTGGTTGAAACAATTTAGAGACATGCTGAAAATGAGGCCTTACGTGAACTACACTGTTGTTCATGATAACCCTCCCGAATTTTTAAATTACTTGCAGACAGGTACAGATCTAAAGAATTCTAAGATTATTTCTTATGCAGAGTTTAGCGATACAGTTTTAAACCAGCAGACTCAAAAGTAGGCCTGAAAGAATAAAAATTTTCATTGTGGTTCGAATAAGGATCTTTCAATACTGTCATCTGATACAGGTGCACCATTTCGTGTGCCAGGGTTTCGATAAAGTCTTTCCACGTTGGGAATTTGCTGTGCAATTGAATGTAGTATCCTTCGACCACATGATGTGGTAATTTACGTTGGTCAAATTTGCCTTTGGGTGCTTGTCTGCCATCCCAACTTGCTATACATCTGCCCCAGTCCTTATGAAGTTTTTTGACTTCTATATGTACACGTCCGAGCCTATTACCAAACAACATTGTGTTTAATTTGGTAAACCAATGAGCCACCGCCATGGGAGTTGGCTTGTAACCTTGTACACGACCCCTTGTTTCGAGGCTACGTTTAAGTTCTTTTTTCAAACTCCTGACTTTTGAATGTGTTTTCCTTCTTTGCATGGTTGACAATATTACCAATTATAGTATAATATACTAATAATTATCTAAATTACCAGTATTAAAATGCAGTCAGATTTGCCAAAAACAATAAACGAAGCACTCAAAATATTAGCATATAATGAATATTTCTGGGGAGACCCACAAAAAAGCAAGATTAATCCACATCCTAAGGACAGATCAACCGTGACTTCACTAGCAGAGTCGCAGTATGCATGGACCGAAAAACAGGCCAGATTGGCCCTAGTGATTCTTAAGAGATACCTGTCCAAATTCCAGGCCCATCATATGGACATCAAAAATTTATTGGACAACCCAATATATGACGATGCTTTTAGGGTAATAAACTTTCAGAAAAGCATTGAAAAATTTGTAGACGAAGACGAAGTGACCAAAATTGAAATTAGATTTCCTTATGACAAGAAAGTTATTCAACTTATTCGTTGCCTAAAGGACAAAAAGGACCTGCCTGGTTTGTACTTGCAGTATGACGGAGAATCCAAAAAATGGACTGCTCTTCACACTGATGTTACTGCGTACTACCTAACCTTGATAGCAGTCAGGTATGATTTCAAGTTTATAACTCCTGAGTTGCTAGATGACTACGAACAAATCAAAAAAGAAATCATGGGTCATAGAAAACCAACTGCTAGACTAGTCGGTGAGAAGATAGTGATAGACAATGCCAGTGAACCTTTGGCAGAATATTGGAACACCCACTTAAAGGACAAACCCTTGTTACATCAAGTTGACAGTTTAAAAAATTTCTACATATCATCAAAGAGCATATCTGTCCCTAGCGAATCAGGATTGGCAAGTAAAATTGCACATCACGATTACCACAAGTTATGGATAAACTCGAAAGAATATTCTAAGCAAGAAGTGGTCAAGGCTTTGATAGAACTAGATGCATTTCCTGTAATAATGCCATGCCACAGCGATGTACATGAAGAAGCAGAGATCAGAGAATTTTGGGAATGGTTAAAAGTTTTTGAATCAAAAGGAATAGATATGATGAAAGAATGTTCTTGGGGTTTTGATCTGAAAGAACCTATTTACAGGAAAGAAATAGATAAATTTGACGAGAAAAAGTTTTTAGTGGATAGTCAAAAACCCAGAGAATTTTTCGAGAATCTTTATGAACTCCACCAGATGAGTAAGCAGTTCAAGTTCATAGATGAAAGCACCAAGGTTATATTTGTTAGAAACAGAATACCACGTTCCCTAATCAAGAGCGAGGTAAAACCAAAAGCGGCGGTGATCGCTTTGGGTGGTGGATATTATGCCACAGGCACAGACAACCTAAAAAGACTTCTTGAGAATCTTCCAAAAAAGTTGTATTATAGTGATCATCAACCCAGCAGTTGGGATTGGCATGATCATGTGATTGAAAAAGTATAAATGAGCAGTTGTAAACTAGTAATCAAAGACGAAGTAAATGTGAAGTTTGAAAACTTGTCACTCGAGTGGCGTAAGAAACTGTCAAACAAGTTCAAGTACGAGATACCATATGCAAGGCATTTACCTGCAGTCAAACTCGGCCGTTGGGATGGCAAAGTTTCGTTTTTTGGCTTGGGAGGCACAACCTATCTAAATCTAGTCGATCAGATACTACCAATACTAGAGGACGGAGGGGTGTATGTTGATTTTGAGGACAGGAGAGAACAACATAACTTTGAATTTAAAAAGGTAGATAAGGACTACCTATCACACATCACTTGGCCGGACAATCATCCCTGCGCAGGACAGAAACTCGAACTACGAGACTACCAGGTAGAAACAATCAACAAGTTTATCGAAAACCCGCAGTGCATACAAGAGATCGCCACCGGAGCAGGTAAGACCATAATCACAGCGGCGTTGTGCCAACTGGTCGAGCCGTATGGTAGAACTCTCACAATCGTGCCCAACAAGAGTTTGGTCACACAAACCGAAGAAGATTTTCTCACTTGCAACTTGGATGTTGGTGTATACTACGGCGATCGAAAGGAGTTAGGACGCTACAACACGATAGCAACCTGGCAAAGCCTAAACGTGCTTGAAAAGAAAGCCAAAGACGAACACACAACAGAGTTCCTCGAAGCCATACAAGGCATCAACACAATCATAATTGATGAGGTGCACATGGCAAAGGCAGATGTACTGAAAAGACTTCTCACAGGACCATTTGCACACTGTGGAATAAGATGGGGACTCACAGGCACAGTTCCAAAGGCAGATTACGAATTCATGGGTCTGAAATGTAGCATTGGTGAGGTCGCAAATAGAATACAGGCAAGTGAATTGCAAGACAAGGGTGTGTTGGCCAACTGCCACGTGAATGTGTTGCAGACACAGGACCATCCACAGTTCAAAACATACGGAGAAGAATTGAAATGGCTGACAACAGACTCTACAAGAATGACTTGGGTAGCACAGACCATACAAAGTATCGCAACATCGGGGAACACGCTGATACTCGTTGATAGAATATCAGCAGGAGAAATACTTGAAAAGAAAATAAAAGATTCAGTGTTTGTATCTGGATCAACCAAAAATACAGATAGAAAGGAGCAGTATGATGAAGTATCTACTAGCCAAAATAAAGTTATTATTGCCACATATGGAGTTGCCGCTGTTGGCATTAATATTCCTAGGATTTTTAATCTTGTCCTTATAGAGCCTGGTAAGTCGTTCGTGAGAGTGATACAGAGTATAGGACGTGGAATAAGGAAGGCAGAGGACAAAGACAGTGTGCAGATATGGGACATCACAAGCAGTTGCAAGTTTGCAAAAAGACACCTCGGCCAGAGAAAAAAGTTTTACAAAGAGGCAAATTATCCGTATAATATAGAAAAGATAGATTATGAAAATCCTTACTCTGGATAACCAGACATACACACTAGAAAAGATCCCGGAATGGGTGGACGAGAAATTACGTTTTGCGGTTTTGGATAATTCAGACCCAAGCAACCCGGATTTCTTCTACATACCATTGATATTCCTTGAAAGTTTTAATGCACCTGCCGCCGTACTAGAGATAGGGGATTACAAAATTAAAATGCCTCTGGATTGGAAGATGTTGATAGGCGAGGCCGGACAATCTGAGATGCATGTGTTACCATTGACAAGTCTCAACGATAGAGGGTTTGATGCCTTCACATTTAATCCGTTGAGTAGTAGCAAACCTGACTTTATGCCCATAGACATAGTAGACATATACACAGAAGTGAAATGGTATTTCCCAAAGATCAAGTCCGGGCAGATGCTTGCCGTTCCCTTGTCGGATGGCGCCAAACCCATGTGTGCATACTTTGTCAAAGATATTTCAAGACAGTGTGAACAGGTTGATTATGGCTCGGTCTGGTAGGAGATCAATAACCATTGAGGCACCAGTAATGATCACTAGCAATAAGATAGCAGTATGGATGGATGAAAATTGGATGCACGATTTTTTTGACTTTTTACATTTACACAAATTTAAACTTTCAGGTTTACAACATAAGCAAAGGAAAATAAAATTAACATTTGTTACACCAAAGGATTGTACAATGTTTGGATTAAAATATGCCAGCAGAAAAAAATAGAAAATTTTTTGATTTAAGGAACGGACTAAAAGCCGTAGACTATCGTAACAAAGACTACTTTGATAGGATAGACGACAAAGAGAAATCTTTGTATTCACCTTATATGTTGATGAGGTACGCATCAAACGTTTCGTCCAAAGACAAATTCTTCGTTGAACACTACGTGGAGATGGTGAACGAGTGCGTGAACAAACACTGTTTCACATTGGGCAAACACAAGAAACTGCTATGGATCCTGACTGCTATGTGTGGTGCATTACAACAACAGTTTCATCCATGGCTCAAACCAATGAAGCGTGTACCAAACAAGAGTCTAAAAAAATTACAACAGATATATCCAACCTGGAAAGAAACAGATTTAGAAACACTTGATAAGGTCATCACAGACCGAGAACTTGAGGAGTTAATTGAAGCACATGGCATCAACGAATAAATGCACATACTGTGGCAAGGAGTTTGCTAAGGCACGAACACTACAAGTGCATCTGTGTGAGCCCAAGCGTAGATATCTACAACGAGATGAGAAGTGGGTGGTCAACGCATTCATGGTGTTCCAGAGATTCTACAAGATACACCAACACAATTCGAAAGAAAAGACCTATGACGATTTCGTGAAGAGTCCATACTACAACGCATTTGTTAAGTTTGGTAGATACATCATGCACATAAACCCGTTGTATCCAGAGAAGTACATAGACTTTGTGTTAAGATCTAAGATTAAATTGGACCATTGGTCAAGAGACGATCTCTATGAAACGTATCTGATAGAGGCATTAAAGACAGAACCAGTTGAGGCCGCATTGCAGAGGAGCATCACAACAATGATGGACTGGGCAACTGAACAGAACGCACAGTGGTCAGACTACTTCAGACTGGTCAACACTAATAGGGCCGTGGCACACATACAGCAAGGCAAGATAAGTCCATGGTTGTTGCTAGGTTGCAACGCAGGCAAAAGGATGTTAAAATCATTCAACGACGAACAATTACAGATGATAGAAAAATTTATAAACCCAAGTTTCTGGCCAAGCAAGTTGAAAAGTTATCCAGCAGATACAATGCTGGTACAGGACACAGCAAGGGAGGCCAAAATTGTCTAAGGTCAAGTTGGAAATAAACGACGAAATGAAATTCGAAGAAGGTGACTGTGCTGTGATAATCAAGGAAGACGGTTCTATAGGAAGAGTGATAATGCCTGACATGAACAAGGAATATCTAGACACAGAAGGATACAGGAAACTGCTAGATGTAATAGATGTGTTGGACCCTGGTAGCAAAGAAGAGTTCATCAAGTACAATGAAAAAGACAGAGGGAGTGTACATTAATGCCTGATGTTGACATAGATTTTTTTGACAGAGACGGTGTGCTGAAACTGTTCAAACACACGCCGGCAACAATGATAAAAGATGGCAAGACAGAAAAACACAAGACAGGTGTTTACTTCCACGCAGTACCTGAACATCCGGTCACAGGGCACAGCACACTGGACTACAAGAAAGCAGAGGACAGAGGCTACTTCAAGATAGACATGCTGAACGTGAACATCTACAAGGAAATCAAGTCAGAACAGGAACTAGTCGAACTGATGATACAGGAACCAGACTGGGACATGCTGAAGGATCCAAAGACAGTGGAAAACCTTTTCCACCTAAATGGCCATTTCAACATAGTGTCGAAACTAGAACCCAAAACTATCGAACAACTTGCGGCTGTATTAGCCATAATACGTCCTGCCAAGAGGCATCTGATGTACAAGGACTGGAAGGACATAATGGCAGAGGTATGGGTGCGTCCAAAGGACGGGTCATATTTCTTCAAGAAGTCACACGCCGTCGCTTACGCCCAGGCGATCGTTGTGCAGATGAATCTGATGTCACGTGCTAAATATAGTTTTGATGCAACGTCAAAAAACTAAGAAAAAAATATCTAAAAAATCCAAACAAAAATCCAAGTCTTCTAAACGTTCAGAGTATGGCAGTTATCAGCCGGATAGTGGTTTAACACAACATTATCTTATAACAGGTGCTATACTTCCTGAAAAAAAGAAGACTAGATAGGTTTTCTAACCAATTGGATAGTTCGTCTCTTCACCCGTTTCTTTGAAATATCAGACAGTCTCACGGTTGGTCCATGTACTATCTCAACATCCTTTGAATTCAGTGTTACAAGTGTAGTGCGGAAGTACCTAAACTGCCCCTTAAGGAATATGTTGATTGGCAGTTTCCTGTTGCTTTCGTGCCACCAGGTCTCTCCACATTTCAAAAATTTCATTTTGTCCTGTGGTAGCATGAGCCTCCCGTAATCGTAGAAACTAATAACATTTACGTCTTCGTTTTGCACAATACCAACGTATTCCAAATCGCCCTTTCTGATCAGACTTAGGAATGGGAATTTGTCCCTCAAAGTGTTAAAAATTTCGTTCATGCTCTATCTATAAATACTGTTAAATATGTATTATGCAAACAGTATCAAGGTATTTACTATCACAGTTGGTAATAGCCTACGTAAATGGTTATCACGGGAGGAATTCAAAAGTGTACGATAGACGTTTAACACTACACAGAGGAGTGAACAATCCTATCACTTTCACGTTTAAAAACGAGGATCAGAAGGCACAGGATATCACTAGCAAGACCTACGAGTTCAACATAGTGGACACAGAAAGCCAAAAATCAGTTCTAACAAAAACACTAACTGTGTTAGATGATGGCTCAACGGTGAGCACAAAAGGTGATGCAAGTTGCACAGTAACAGAGGGTGACCTATTACAGTTGGACGCCAAGTTCTATAATTTTGCAGTGCGAGAAGTCAAATCAGACGGTAGCAGGGAGGTTACCTATGCTGATACAGGATATGCGGCGGCCGGCACAGTAGAATTACTAGACGGAGCGTACCCCCAGTTTGTACCAAGCACTTCAGTATCGGCCTTTACATTGTCAGGAGACATATTCACATCAAGTGCAATTGACGGCAAGCCAGGCATCAACAACAATATTGCTCTGCATACTGTTGCAATCTATCCAAAAAACTTTTCAGGTACATTAAAGATACAGGGCACTATGGAAAGTGATCCCACATCAGACAACGATTATTTTGATATTACCAACACGAGTCTGAGCAGTGCATCTAGTGTTTCCACACTCAACTTCACAGGTGTTTTCCAAAACGTGAGATTTGTGGCTACAAGGACTACTGGCACAACCGGCCGTATTGACAAAATCCTTTATAGACAGTAAAATATAGGGTATGAACCTGATCCAATCTACTATTCTGACGAGCCTGCCTGCGGGTAGGAAGAAGACACCATCTGGGTGGATAAGTTTCAACGCACCCTGTTGTGTACACAACGGCGAGACAGCAGACAAAAAGAAACGTGGAGGCATTATGACCAGTGCGGACGGCACTGTCAGTTACCACTGTTTCAACTGTGGGTTCAAGGCCAGTTACGTGATCGGTCGTAAGCTCACATACAAGATGAGACAGTTCATGAGCTACATAGGCATACCCGACGACACAATCAAAAAATTGGCCATCGAGGCCATGCGTGAAGAAGAGAATGACGTCAAGTATGAGAAAAAGAAATTCGTATCATTCAAGAAAAAGGAACTGCCGAGGAACACACACAAATTAGACGTGTGGCTAGAGAAGTATGTGGCAAACGATCTTACACAGCCGCAATGGACCAAAATAGACGGCCTGCTGAAATACCTAGAAAGCAGAGGAATGGGCGCAGATTGGTATGACTTCATGTACTCTCCAGACAAGATGTGGGACATACATCAGAGACTGTTGATCCCGTTCTACTGGAGGGGTGACATCGTGGGTTACACAGGAAGATTGTTTGATCAAGAATCAAAAGGTGTGAAGTACTATACCGACGTGTGGCCAGGATACGTGTTCAACATGGACGCACAGGACTGGACCAGGAAGTTTGTGATAGTAACGGAGGGTCCTTTCGATGCCATAGCCGTTTCTGGTGTGAGCATACTTGGTAGTGAGATAAATGACACACAAAGAGAGTTGATAGACGGTCTCGGAAGGCAAGTGATAGTAGTGCCTGACAGAGACGCTCCAGGAGAAAAATTGATAGACCAAGCAATCGAGTATGGATGGGGTGTGGCGTTTCCAGAATGGCAAGACGACGTGGGCGATGTTGCAGACGCAGTGAGTCATTACGGTAGGTTGTTCACATTACAGTCTATACTCAACACAACAGAAACAAGTAAACTGAAGATAGATTTGAAGAGGAAGATGCATGGTTGACCTTGACAAAATATATTATATTTTTTACACGCCCGGCAGTTGTGGCACACTGCTGAGCCTGTTAATTAGATCACAGATAGATGGCAAGTTTACATTCGCAGGATTTGAAAACAACACCGCACACCAATACAAGCAAAACGCAATAGCCAAAACGCATTCGTACTATGAATATAAAGACTTTTTGCAAAGTGGCGTAAGCATAGAACAGCATTTGCGTGACAACCAATACAACGATTCCTGGTTCCAACGCTGTCATCCTCAATGGATAAATGCGATACAGGAACTAGATCTACCAAATCTGATACTATGCTACCTCAGTGATAAAGAGATGAAGGCAAACAACATGTATATCAAAGAAAGGCAGGCAATAATAGATGCCATGCACAAGACGCCTATTAACTTTAAAATAGACAAAGGACACAAGGACATAGAAAATCTTCTGATAATGAAAATGTTTAAACTGTATACTGAAGAAGAGAACAAGCATTTGCATAGTGTGAAATCGGTAAACATGAATCGAGTGTTGGAAAAAGAGTTCTCAGAATTATCCAACTGCTGTGAAATAAAAGACAGAACGTTGCTAGAAGAAATCATAGACGAATACAACGCAAAACAGAAACCAGATAAGTTACCAATATCGATAAAAACTTATTTAAAAAAATATCACAATAGTATATAATAGACGCATGGCAGAATACACATTTGACGTACAGAAACTTTACATAGAGATGCTCCTAGCGGACGCAGAATCATTTGCGAGGGCACAGAACATATTCAAACCGGAATCGTTTGATCGTAAACTGCAACCGATTGCCAAGTTCGTCAAGGACTACATGGACGAGTACAAGGTTATGCCAGACGTTGAACAGGTCAACGCCAAACACGACATCAAACTGAAATCGGCCAAGGACTTGGATCCTAGCCATTTCAACTGGTTGCTGGACGAATTTGAAACATTCTCGAGACACAAGGCACTGGAACATGCAATCCTACAATCAGCAGACTTGCTTGAAAAGGGAGACTATGCTCCGGTAGAGGACATGGTCAAGGACGCTGTCAACGTTGGACTGACACGTGATCTCGGTACAGACTACTTTGAGGATCCTAAGGGAAGACTAGAGGCACTCAAGGCAAACAACGGACAGATCAGCACTGGCTGGCAGAACCTAGACAAGAAACTGTTTGGCGGTTTCAACCGTGGAGAACTAAACATTTTTGCAGGTGGATCAGGCGCAGGTAAGAGTTTGTTCTTGCAGAATCTTGCGGTGAACTGGGCACTGGCTGGTCTGAACGTTTGTTACATATCTTTTGAATTGAGTGAACAACTGACAGCAATGAGATTGGATGCTATGATGACAAACATTCCAACCAAGAAAGTGTTTCCTGAGATAGAGAATGTTGAGATGAAAGTCAAGATGTTGAAGAAGAAATCAGGAAACTTGCAGATCAAATACTTGCCAAGTGGTAGTAACGTGCTAGACGTTAGGACATATTTGAAAGAACTAGAACTGAAGAACAAGAAGAAAATAGACTGTATATTGATAGACTACTTGGATCTTATGATGCCAAAGAGCAAAAGGATATCACCAGCGGACCTGTTTATCAAGGACAAGTATGTGTCTGAGGAACTGAGGAATTTGGTTGTAGAGAAACAGTGTGTGTTGGCGACAGCATCACAGTTGAACAGGGCATCGGTCGAGGAGATAGAGTTCGACCACAGCCACATATCAGGCGGACTGTCTAAGATACAGACTGCTGACAACGTGATAGGTATATTCACATCGAGGGCAATGAAGGAGCGTGGCAGATATCAGATACAGTTCATGAAGACAAGATCAAGTTCGGGCGTTGGACAAAAAGTTGACTTGGAGTTTGATGTGGACAGTTTACGTATCAGAGACTTGGCGGACGATCCAGAATACAAACAGTTTGACAAACAGCGTAGCACCATATACGATAACCTCAAGAAGACATCCAAAGTCACGGGCAACGATACTCCGAAAGATGCAAGAGACAATGCACCAGACCCAACCAAGGGTGACACCATAGGCAAAGTGAAAGCGACTGTGGAAGGCGGCAAACTGAGACAACTGTTGAACGAACTGCACTCAGACGAAGAACAATAATTTTTCCTAACATAATATACGCAGAATAAGACACAGCAACAACTCAGACTACGTGGAATGTTACGATTTCAAAGGATTTAGACTAGAAAAATATATAGATTAAATAGTTGGATGAAATCCAAGACAGCCATATTTGTACCCGCAAAAGGTCAAAGTGAAAGAATTGCAAATAAAAATCTAACAATTCTAGACGGCGAGTACCTATTCAAAAGGAAACTGCACCAAGTATTACAGTGTTCGGAAGTAGACGAAGTGTGGATAGATAGTGAATGTGATAATATACACCAACTGTGTAGTGACCTACCTGTCAAACACCTATACCGGAACAAAGAACTGGCAAACAACAAAACAGACGGACACGAGATGTTCGCAAATCAAACGAGGCACACAGACGCCGACATAGTTGTTCAAGTACTGTGTACTGCACCTTTCTTGGATGCCAATACAATAGACCAAGCACTGAAAAAATTCAAAGAGAGCTCACACACTAGTCTAGTGGCTACCAACACACAAAAGATTTACGAATGGAAAAATGGAACACCCACATATGGCGATCGAATACCCAACAGCAAGGACCTACCAGGCACAGTGGCTGAGTCCATGAGTTTTTATGCTGTGAAGACAGGCGGACAGGCAGTTCAAAAAAGATTTACAGATAATGTAATGCTTTACGAACTAACACCCTTGCAGAACATAGACATTAATAACAAAGAGGATCTGGAACTGGCAAAGGTTATTTGTGCAGGACAGCGTTCATTTAAGACACAACAATTGAAACTTTTATCAAAGGTCATCACAAGTCCTATGTTAAGTGACATCTGCAAAGAAATGAACATCAAACACTTTTTAAGTGATAAGATAAAACCCCAATCGAAGGGGAAGTTTCTAGGTTATGCAAAGACACTACAACTAGAAACACTAAAGGATGAAAACTGGAAAGGCATATTTGATGCCTTACAAAGTTATGATTTCATAGTGCCCGGTGACGTTATTGTAGTGGCCACCGATGTGCCTGAGAAGGCATACTTCGGGGACCTTAATGCAATATTTGCCATCCGGGAAGGAGCGGTCGGTGTGGTGGTAGACGGACATACACGCGACACAGACAGGGTATCAGCAATGGGGTTACCTGTGTACGCACACGGTAATAGGGCCGACGATATCAGATTTGAAGGCACGGTCAAACAAATGAATTCAAAAGTAAAAATAAACAACGTAAGTGTAAGGAACAATGACATAATATTTGCCGACACAGACGGCGTGATATGTGTGCCACAACAGAAATGGAATGCTGTGCTGTCAAAACTGAAAGACAAACTTAAGACAGAGATGACAGTCAAGTTGGAGGCAACTTTTGGATCAGATCCCACCCAAGTATTAAATGATGTGGGAGAGTTCTAATGAACAAACTTGCGTGGACCGATTTCGATACCAAACACAAGGGACAGAGGTGTTTCATACTGGGAAATGCACCAAACCTCATCGAAGAAGAATTGGAACTGTTGAAAGATGAAAAGGTGTTCATCACCAACAGAGGATATAAGGCCCTGGACCATGGTCTAGACCATTACGACTACCTGGTCGTGTGTGATCTTGTGGTGTATCAGGATTTCCACGCTGAGTTGTGTGAAACAGATCAAGGCACACGACTATATCCCTATTGGTTCAAAAACTTGCCCGAATATCATGGAGAATCGTTCCTGCCGTTCCAGTATCACGTGCCTCCCGGCAGGCCATACGGCGTCCAGACCAGAGAAGTGAGAGTCGTGGATCAGTGGCCGAAATCATGGCAAGACGGATGGGGCAAGGCAGGCAACGCTGTGTTGAATGCGGCAGTGATAGCATACTTCATGGGATTCACGGAAATATACCTGCTGGGGGTTGAAATGGTTTACAGGAAGGGTGATACACACTTCTACAAAGACACCAGCAAAAGAGAAGAAACGGTCCCCGACGGGCACAGGTCGAAGGGCATACACATGCTCGAATTCTATGCAAAAAAATTCGAGGCAGAGAGCATCAAGTTCGTTAACTTGTCGCAGGGCTTCCCATGGAAAGACAGTATGCTTTGTGATAATCTCAGGAACGTAATTACAGGTGGTGATGACAATGCTATCTAACAAATTCAAAAGGCTCGACGCCGACATCATAAAGAGCATCGAAGACATATGCGGTCACACTTATGCGAGATGCAGGCCTTACTTTACCAACACGAGGACAGCACTAGACATAGGAGCCAAAAGAGGACACTTCGCCAAACACATGCAGAAAGACTTTAGCAAGGTGCATATGTTCGACATGAGACCAAAACTGAAATGGCGTAACCTCAATCCCAACAAATGCAAGATACACCGGTGTGCAGTGGGCGACCACAACGGCACTATAACTTTCAACGGTGCCGTGACTAACGTGGCCGGCGAGACAGCACAACTCAAGACCATAGACAGTTTTAACTTCGATGATGTGGATTTCATAAAGATAGATGTGGAGGGCGACGAACTGAACGTACTCAAGGGTGCTGTGAACACTTTAAAAAAACATAAACCAGTTGTGGTGCTCGAACAGAACCATACCACCGAGACCTACAACAAGGGCAAGTACGGTGACGCAGTGAGATGGTTGGAGCAGAACGATTACAAGATCGCAGACTATGACGGTATGGATGATTGGATAATGACTCATGTTTAACGCTACACTACCAACACCCATAGAACTCGCTTTCGAACCAATTAACCTCTGCAATGCTAGGTGTTTCTGTTGTCCTTACACCTTTCTAGAGAAGGACAAGGAGTACAGAGGCAAACGTATGACCGGCGAACAAATATCAGGTCTCATCGATGAGTTTGCCAGCGGTCTGAAAAAGCATAGCATAAACACCAATCACTCTGTTGTATCTCCATGGAGATACAGTGACCCACTGGTGTGTCCCGATCTGGAAATGATTTT